TTAAGCTTGAGCGGTTGTTTTTCTTAATAAAACATAGCCAACAACAGCGGACACACCTGATCCCAATAAAATCCCTAATCGAGATAGCGTATCAAAGCTGTTATATGCCGCTTCACCGAAAGCAAGACCTGCTAGGAACATCGACATGGTAAAACCGATGCCGCAGAGTATTGCAATAGCAAAAATTTGAGCGAAATTAACCCCTTGTGGTAACTGGGCAAGACGTAATTTGACCGATAGGTAACTAAATAGAAATACGCCTAATGGTTTTCCAACGATTAATCCGAGTGCGATACCAAGAGTAAGAGGCGAATTAAGGCTGGATAAGCCCACGTTTTCTAAAGGAACTCCCGCGTTAGAAAAAGCAAATAACGGTAGAATTAAATAAGAGCACCAAGGCGCCAGAATATGTTCAAATTGGTGTAATGGGCTTGAACCGTTACGACCTTCCATTGGAATGCAAAAACCAATAATGACGCCAGCGAGAGTCGCGTGTACGCCGGATTTTAATACGGATGCCCATAAAATCAAGCCGACGACCATATAAGCGCAAAGAGCGCTGACTTTAAAGCGATTCATGGTGACTAAAATACTGATGGTTACCACAGCGATAATCAGTGCCGGGGTACTGAGTTCATGTGAGTAGAAGATCGCAATGACGATAATAGCACCAAGGTCGTCAATAATGGCAAGTGCCAATAAAAATACTTTGAGTGGTAAAGGGACGCGCTTACCTAAAAGAGCAACGATCCCAATGGCAAAGGCAATATCTGTGGCCATAGGAATTGCCCAACCGGAATAGATTTCAGGTGTACCTTGGGCAATCATAAAATAGATTAATGCCGGTACTACCATCCCACCAATTGCCGCAATGGCGGGGAAAATCGCTTGTTGATAACTTGATAGTGAACCTTCCAACATTTCACGCTTGACTTCCATACCAACCAAAACGAAAAATACCGCCATAAAGCCGTCGTTGACCCACATTAATAAAGGTTTAGCAATGCTGAAAGCACCGAATTGAACGCTGACCGGTGTATCGAGGAAACCGAAGTAATGTTGATTAAAAGAGGTGTTGGCAAGCAGGATAGCTGTAGCCGGCCGCGAATTTTGGGAAACATAACCGCTAAAAATGGGAATTTGGAAAAATCCGTTATTTCCCATTTTAAGCGAATTTTAACCGCTAATTTTGAGAAAATAAAACGCCCTTTAAATTAACTTTGAAGGGCGTTTAAATTTTAGAATTTATAAATCAGGTTGTCTTCATATTTGCCAGAATAACTTGCTGAAGCATTTACCACTATTCTTTTAGCTCCCGCAAATGACTCCCAATTATCTACTTGCTGTTCTTGGGTGTACTCTATGAACCTGATGAACTCAGACTTTGTTGAACTAAAGAAGATGTAAGGCGGCCTTGTTAAATTGATAAGCCTTAAGAAGTCTATTAGGTCAAAATAGGTTGCTTGTTTATAGCTTTCCTGTCGAGTGCATAGGTATGGCGGATCTAATATAAATAATGTCTTGGGATTATCTTTAAATTTTGGCAATAAAACATGAAAAGATTCCCGTATTACTTCAATGCCATCTAAATATCCTATGGCTTCAGGGTAGTCTGATTGACGAATACAATGCCAAAAATCTTTTCCGTATAGTTCATCTAGTGAAGCTACTTGTTGACCGCTAAAAAGCAACCAGCTGGATAATGAGTTTAGGTCTAAAAAACCTTTAAAGGCATTGATTTTATTTATAATTTCTTGCTTTAAATGTTTGCTTATTCGCTTATTTTTTGGTATAATCCCATCAACGGTTTGATAGAGTATTTCACGTAAACGATTTATATCGCTTATGTGTTTTAGTCTGTCTGAATATCCATCAAAATCATTATAGATAACACTTGCTTTTGGTTTAATTCGTTTCGCGGCGTGGCTTAACAAACCACTCCCACCAAATACGTCTATAATCGTCCAACCTTCACCATCGTTATTGATGTTTTCCATCAGCACGCGTTCAAAATGCTTTAAGAACATTCTTTTTTGTCCGATAAATGGTAACGGCGCTTGCTTAAAGTTTCTTTGGGCTTGATTTGCCATAGTGTTTTCCTTCTTATCTATGGCGTTCCGGTGTTCTTGACACTCCGACACTCAAATCAAGTTAATTGATGTGGTTAATAGTTTTACAGCGACTACATTTGATTTCTAAACGTTTCACTGTGCCGACTTTTGCCAATAATTTATTACAACATTGGCAACGGATCTCTTTTAAATTCTGCATATACTTTCCCATTTTTAGCGGTTTTGTTAAAATCCCGCCTGCCTCGCGAGGTAGGCGGCATATAGCTATATGCAGGCTCATTCTGCTTAGCTGGCATTATCCGTGTTACCGCACAGATAGTGTCGCCGTCTTTATTCTTGAACTATATCTAAATCACTCGCACAATCCGCATAAAACGAACCCTCCGCATTATGCCAATGCACTGCCGGTAATTCGTCACCATTATCTTCAATCACTAGCAACTTGCCGAATGGGCTTGTATATACAACCTCGCCTTGATTGCCGTTGCGTAAGGTTACTTTGTTATTTTGGCTTTCGTAAATTTTTTGCTTTAACAGATAACTCTCCAGTTCCCACAATTTATCGAGCGCGTTGGCAAAAGCACAATTGTTACCGATAAGCGGATCATAGTTTTGATTATCAACACAGACGCTAGTGCCAGCCAATTTGTAGCCATTTTTTAACGTAATTGTGCAGATAGTCAGTAAACCTTGATGTACATACTCAACGTCATCCACTAATTCTGTTAAATATTCAATGGTAAGTTTATTCATTGCTTATCCTTTTTTAAAGATCGTTGCTAGTTGATTTGGGCTGAATCGCCAACCTTGAGTTTTACCGGTGATTGCATTGAAACACCACTCAGAGCAAAAATATTTACTGCGTTTTTGTTTGATGCCTAATACAATGCCAATTGCACCCCACCAATCGTATTTACTCCCTTTTGTAGCATTGAAATAAAACTTAACCTCTGCTTCGCTTACACCATCAAGCAACACCAAATCCCACTTATCTCTTTCAGCGAGATCAATCTCTTTACAACGCACTCCGCCATCACGGATGGAAGAAGAATAACAGTCATAATGAAGCTCATGCTCATAGTGATGACCTGATGTGTACTCAATACGTTCAACAGCAATCTCGCAGTGAGAGTAAGGCCCTTTTGTTAGTTTTCGGGTAATCCAATCCGAAAAACGTGCTAAAAGTGCGGTAGGGTTTATGCCTGTTTTTTTGCCCTTGTAAAGGGCTAAATACACATTATCAGCCATTTTTATAAGCCTCCATTAGTTCGTCCATTTGTTTGATGATGTCATCGCTAATCGCTTGTAATTGTTCAAGCGTTAAGTTAGGGTGTTTTAACTCGTATTTACGCATACGCAATGCCGCCAGGTGGTCTTGTAGCTTTTGTAATCCTGCTGCCTGTTGCAATATAATTTCTGTCGCGGTTTTGTTGTCCACGCCTGCCGGTGTGGCAAAACTGGTGATATAAATGCTCGGCTCACCTTTGTAACCGCTCGCTTTAAACACTTCTGCCGCTTCTTTGCGGGCTTTATATTCCGCTTCAAAACGTGTCCATACGCTGTAAATCGTTTCGGCTTTTTTATCGATTTCATCGATTAATTGTGCGCGCTTTTCTGCTAAAAGGGCGGTTAGTTTTTCGGGTGGAATTTCCCATGCTTTGCCGTCCCATTCATGCGCCGCCGATGGGCGGAACGAGCGGGCGTGAAACGTGCCGTCTTTAAATGTGATGTCGTCTGAATTGAGCGTTAAATAATGCGCATATTGCGTGTCTGTCAACTCAATAAGCGTTGATTTGTCGATGTTATAAAGCGCGATAAAATCGCTATCAATCAGTTCAAAATGCCCGTCTTTATCAATGATGTTTAGCAAATACATATTTAATAGCCCTCTACTTTAATGATTAAATCTACGGGTTCATCTTGACCTCCCGTCCAACGCACTGCTCGAATTGTGACTTTATCTTTGATTTGCTCTTGTATATCTTCAGCCCAACCTAAAATCCATTCCGTTGCTTCGCTTGCATATTGGATGCCAGATTTTGTCTTGTTTAAAAACACAGTGACGTAATCCACTTTATTCGGCATAGATGACCATAATTGCACAGGGATGTGTAACGCGTTGTCGTTTGTTTCTGCACCGAACCATGTCGGCGAAAAATTACGAAAGGCAATAATTTGTTCAATTTTTCCGTTTGGGTAAACTGTCATAGTCCCTTCGGTTTGAATATTAATTGTTTCTTCTCCATCTTCATAAACGTAACTTGGCCCTTTTCTTACTCGGATTTTTATTTTCTTTTTATGTTGTTTTGTTTGTTGATACGTTTTGCGCACGACATTTTTAATCAACCCCGTCACGCTACTATTAAAATCAACAATATCAGATACTGTGTGCGTATGATTGCGGTCAGCTTTATCTTGCAAACCTTGCGATAACCGTCCCGCATCTAACGCGCCGATATTGACAACTTCGCCGTGAGATTTAATCCAAAATTGCACGTCGTCAAAACTATTTACCGCTTTAATACACAGTTTGAGTACGAGAGATTTCGGACGGGTTTCATCGCCGCCGTTATAAGTTAATTCGTTGTAATTTTGGTCATTCAGATTCCCTCGTTCGCCATAATGAAAAATCCCCATGTTATTTCCCGGATAAGAACTATCCGGCACTTGAATTTTATGGGTTTTAATTGTGTCTTCTTGCGTTTGCCCAACTTGTAAACCCGCCCCTGCATTACGAATAAATCTATCCGCGGCTTTTGGCACTGCAGAAATGGAGCCGTATTTAGCAACTAAATGACGGTATAGCTCGGGATAGCGTTGCTGTGTAACTTGCGCCGCAATGTCATCAAACGCAATCCATCCCGCGGGGATTGCGTCGGTTGCAAAATATGCTGTCATGCCGACATCACTACGCGTTAGATCAGGCAAAGTGTTGGAGTTACCGAGCACTTTGTACAAATCAGGAAACGCGGACGCATTAAACGTTGAGCCGTTGGCTCTTAAAAAGCCATTCGGCTTTGTTACCGCAGTCGGAAAAGCCACAATTGAGCCAACCGGCAAGCCTTTTTTTGCTGCCTCCCCAACGGCAAATTCACTGGCGAATTTGTCTTTAGCTGTGCCATCTGTTTTGTGGGATACCGGTAAAATACCAGGCTCGGTTTCTGTTGCCGATTTTGCTGTCCATTTTTGGCTTACTGCTATTTGTACATTGGCAATAATTTGCGCTAGTTTTTTAGCTCCCTTAGCCGTAAACACCAAGCCTTCACTATCTAACCCGGTATCGCTAGTCGCTTGCCAGATGCCCTTTTGGGTGGTTGATCCTACCGGTAATTTATGACTATGACCGGATTCATCAGCTGTGCTTGTGCTGTTAGCAGTAAGGTCTTTCGGTGCGGATTTTTTACCAAATAGTTCTAATGCCTTTTTAAGCCATAATGTACGATTGGCGAGTTGTTTAATGGGTTTATTTGTAATGCCATTCTCACCGCCAAGCACAGGATCGTTTTCTTCAATCTGATATATTCCATCTTCCCATACATCTTTTTCTTTCAGGTTAGCCATAAAACATCCTTTAAATGAGATTTAATCTAGTTTGAACCGTGGTTATAACTACCGTTATAACGGGCTTTGTTGTTGTAACGTAGCGGTACGGATTTATAATCCAGTACGGCTAATGTGCAACGTGCAGGGGCGAAATTACGTAAAATCTTACGTAGTTGTTGTGCTTGTTCATTGGTAATCGGTTGATTTAAGCGGATGGCGTAATATGCCCATTTGTCGCTTAGCGGTATCGTCTGTACAAATTTATGCTCATAAGTCCGTGCTTTTAGCCCCTCATCTATTTCAATTTCACCAAACCCCAACCGACGTAATACTTCACGAATCGACCAAGGTGTGCCTTTGTAGCGATGTAGTTCAATGGCCGCTTTGATTAAGCCACGCTTAGATTGGTCGCTTTCCGCTAAAAATGCGCCGTCGTAACCCGTCACACTCCATTTTTCAGCGAGTAACGGGATAAATTCATCATCAAGCAATTCGACTAAAGTTGTCATCACTTTACTTTTATCCAACGCGTTCATGCGGTAGCTTAAATCCGCCAAAGCCTTGTATTTGGTCTCGCGCTCAATGATGTCCGCATAAGTCAAATTAGCCATTACTGCGCTCCGGTGCGACGTCGATATTGATTGCAGTGCAGTTTGCCCATTCGGTTTCACTCACGATGATTTTTGCCGGCGTAATCAGATCCACCTCATACACGCCATCGACACGCAATGCGCTGATAATGGCAGATGGCACAACGTCAATGCCGAGTTTTTTGGTTTTATCGGATAAATACAGTTGAAGCGCATCGCGGGCTTTTGTTTTCACAATGTCTTCGCGATAGCCATCAAGTAGCGTTAGCGTGGCGTTGATTTGATAATCACGCTTGGTTGGTGCAATCACTTCCACGGTATCGCACAATGGACGACGGCGTTCCGGTCCAACGTATTGCTTTACATCATTAAGCAAACGACTGTCAGGCAAACCTGTTTTTGTGAGCACGGTAATGCGCACTAAACTGCCGCGCGGATTAGATATATTTACATCGGCAATTGCTTGTGACACGGCGCGGGTGTGATAATCGTAAGCCGCAATGGAGCCACAACTGGTAAACGCTTCCGGGGCGGCAAGAATGCGCTTGCGGTAGTCGTCATCTTCTTCGCGTGCTAAACCGCCGCTTGGCACATCAATGTTGGTGATGGTGATTTCACCGGCAAATTTGACCGCACTTTTGAGTGTTTTTACGCGTCCAAGCTCCCAACCGTTGCCGACATCACCTGTTTTGTTGCAAGCGGCTTCGATTTCAACATAAGCTATCAGCGGAGTGATCACATCATCGTTGAGCGTGATGAATTCAATGTCATCTGTTACCGCTACGCGCGTGCCTTTGGGGATTAAAACGGATGGGTGATCGCCTGTGATGCTAAAACGTAAAATTGTGCGAGCTGGTTTATCCAACAAACGATAGCAACCAAAGGTTTCACCACACAAATCCAACGCCAAGCCAGTGGCATATTGCGGAAAGGTTTGGCGAAACCCTTCATTAATGCCTTGACGCGCAAGGCTTTCGCGAAACGCATAAACATTAATCAGCGCGCGTTCAATTTGTGCCGGTTGTAAGATTTTGCCCGTGCGTTTCTCATAGAGTGCTATAGCTTCCGTTAGGATGCTTTCAACATTATCGTCAACGACTTTTACTTCATTTCTATTCATTGCGTGACCCTTGTACTGTAGATTTCACGATACACATCCTCGGTGAGTGACCAATGGATAACAAATTCAAAATGTGGGGCGGAGCCTTCTACGTCCACAGAATCAATATTGATGCGCTTTTCCCAACGTTGCACGGCAAGCGTGATTTCGCGCACGATATTGGGGATAGCGACATCTTCCGGCTGGTCGATATATTGAAAGTGATCGGAGCCGAATTCAGGACGTAACACATCTGTTCCTTTCATCGTGGAAAGAATATGGTCAATGCACTGATGAATGTCATCAACGCCTTGCACCACTTGAGAATCAAGACTTGGTGCAAGTTGCCAGTGTGTTGTAAGGAGTGTGTTTTGTGTGTTCATAGCCTTGATGATACAAGGCTATGAGATGACTGGATTTTAAACTGATTTAAAGAATTATGTCTGTGCGGCGGAGGTCTGTTTGCCATCGCCTTGTTCAGTGTGCTTATGTTGTTTCAGGCTGATATTGTCGGCTTTCACATCACCGCCCTTGGTTTCTAATGACCCGTTAATGGTTGCCGTCGCACCGGAGCCTCCGCCGTTACCCGTCATACCTTGCATATAGGTTAAAGCACCGCTCACCAGCAAGTTGCCTGTGGTTTCGGTTTCCGGGCAATCAATGGTGACTTTCGAGGGCGACTTAATCAGTACATCACCCACGGCAGACACTTCGACGTTGCCACTTTTTCGGTCGTGCTTAATTACCGTGCCGTTGCTGAATTTTTTCATCCAAATGTTACTGTCGCCCGTCGGCGTCGGGTCTTGTGCATTGTAGATTGCGCCTAGCACACAACCGCCCTCACCCCGAGCATCGAGGAGTAGCGCGACCAATTCCCCCTCATCGGGCAAGCAGTAAAACTGATTACCGCCAGCATTAGGGGTTAAATAAGACAACCAGGCGGTTTCTAAATCTTCAAGCGCAGGAATTTTGCACCGCACTTTGTGGCTTGCTGGGTCAATGGCGGACACAATGCCTTCTTGGTAAGTCGCGCCAAAATTATGCGTGTTCATCATTTAGTTATTCCTGTTTCACGGCGTTGTTGCTTTGCCAAGGCGTAATCTTGAGCATTGGTTTGTAATAAGCGGTCATCCACATAACGCAAGTCAGGTTTGCCGTTGAGTGTATCCAATGGCTTCGCTTCGGTCAGCACGCCAGTGTTTTGCAAATCATCCGGAATAAATTCCAACATTCGCACTTCAAGGCTTGTTGTGTAACCTCCGCCCCGCACGATACTGTGACGGGAAGATTTAATCAGGTATTTACCGCTAAAAATACCTAAATTACGCAGGGCGAGCGTACTGCCTGCCACTAATTTCGGATTCCCGATCACCGTGATATTGCCCGCTGTCTGGTCGTCATTTTGTTCCGCTAGTGCGGCATCAGCACGTGCGTCAATTTGCTCTTGCGTTTCACCGCGTGTCACCACTTTCAGCGTGTCACCGCTTGCACTTTGCGCCTGCTTCATGTTTTCGCGCAGTGCCTTGGCTTTTTTGCGTTTTTTAATGACTTTTTTGCCGTTGGCGTCGTAACCGCTGACATCTACTTCTTTCGCAGTGTCTTTGATTCGGTCTCGAAGGCTGATAGAAATCGTATCTTTTTCTTCCAACGTCACCACCGCTTCGCTTTTGCCCAGCTCGTCTTTATCGGTGAAAACCAACTGATCACCCACAATTTTAAAACTGTGGTGATATTCGCGGGCAAGGCGCGCCAAAAACTCCACGTCGCGTTCCTGATATTGGGTTGCGCGCTTCACCGGGATATGTTTAATCGTGCCGACCATCTTCATTTTCAAACGCCCGGCAATGATGCCGACGATTTGTTTCAGCGTAGTATTCTCATAGGCTTTCGGTTTTAACGTGCGGTTTGCATTAGCAATGCCGGTGCTTAATGCCTTGATTTGAATATAGGACGGGTGGTAGTTGTATTCTACTTCATCAATTTCAAATGCGCCGATGTCGGTGAGCTGCGCGCCTTTATAGCCGATAGCTGCTTTGAGCTTGTCGCCTTGAGTCGGATACCATTGACGAATCCACTTGCCGCTAATGTCTTCAAAGACAACCGTCAACTCGTCTGACTCACCCTCAAGGTTGTCGGTATACGTCAGCTCAAGCAAATGCGGTTCAATATCTGCCGTGATGTTGGTTTTCTCATACAGCATGGAGAAATCAGGCTTTGGAACATTATTGCTCATCGCTACCTCTTAACCATGGAGGCATGGATTCGTTGTTGGTCGGTTTGATGTTTAACACGGGGATATAAACGGTCGCGCCGGTAGGCAACACTTCGCACAAACTGATGTGCGGATTCGCATTGATAATACGCGCAAATTCCAGTGCGTTGCCGTAGTAGTAATAGGCGAGGTTATCCCAGCGTTCGCCTTGTTTTACGGTGTGTTTAAGTACGGTCTGCTGTGTCATGTGTCACATCCTCGTCTTCGCGTAAAACAATCCATGCCGTCATGGCAGCGACCGGTGCTGCAGCATTATCAATGCGTTCGTTAATGTCACTTAGTGCGTTATCGGCAGGCGTAAACCAGTCATTCCAGTTTGCTCCGTCGGATTGATTGCCAAATGTCAGACTGTCTTTCATCACCATCAAATCAGAATAAATTCCGTTGGCTTCTTGGCTAAACTCGCTAATTGCAGGCAAGACGTCACGAATTCCTTCGAACAATCCGGACATTCCGGTGAGTTCACCGAAACTGCCCAACGCGCCGTCTAAATTGCCCAACACGCCTGGCAAATAGGCAAGAGCTGCCATCGGGTCATCGGCTAATTGACGCACGATGGCGATGGTGTTTCTAACTTCATCTACAATTTGTCTTCCTTGATTAAACAGTTCCGCGCCTTTTTGCACGGTTTCTTTTACTTCGGATAAAGCTTTCAGCGCGCCTTCCGGCAAGATAGACCCTAATAGGGAATTACTGCCTAAATTCAGTGCCGCGCCTAATGGGTTGTCGTCCATGTCGCCAACAAACTCGCGCAGGCTGATATGCATTTCGCGTGCTAACGCATTGCCGAACTTGTCGGTAAACAAGGTCGCAGAGGAAATATCGGTGATCACAAAATTGCCTTTGTATTTGCCGCGCCCAATAATCAACGGCATGGCTTCCTGTTTAGCTTGTGCGGACAGCAAGGCTTGATACCGTTTTTCTACGCCACCGATTTTATGATGCAGACGAATGGCAAAAGAAAGCTCAGAGAGTTTTTCGCCCATAGCTTGCAAGCGCGGTTTGCCTTTAAGCACGGCGTGTTCGGCAAAGTCTGCCGAGTGGCTTTCGTTGAAATCCGTTAAATCAACGGGTTCAAATGCCACTTTCCCTAACATAAAATACATTAATAGGCTCTCCGTTGTTGTTGGTCTAACACGCGTTTTAACATCATTTCAAACTCGCTTAAACTCATCTTTAAGCCCTGTTCAACTTGATTTAAAACACCGTTTCTATCGCCGCCATTGACGTTAATAGTCGGGTTAAAATGCACCGTAATGCCTTGCGATTGCATAGCGCCTGATGACATCACATCTGCACGATTGAGTGGCTGATAATTGGCAAGCACGCCCGTGTTGTGTGAAACGCCGTTTAAACCGACCGCACTTGATAGGTTATCGGAGGCATTTTCTGCCATCGGGATAGATTTATTCATGCCGATTGCCAAGCCTTCCACCACGTTTACGCCGTAGCCCTTGAATACGCGGCTTGGTGAGTGAATGCCGAGTTTTTCCGCAAACCAACCTTTAATGCCTTCTCCAAGGTCGGAAACGATTTGTTTCGCGCCTTCCCAAGCGTTTTTAATGCCGTTCACCAAGCCGTCAATCATGTTCTTACCGAAATCGCTGAACTTGCTTGGCACATCAATCCCAAACCACGAAAATACGGTAGAAAAGACTTGCTGGAACAATCCTAACGGTGACCAGTCAAGGATTGTGGCGGTAATGTTGCCAATGCCGGAGGTGAAGAAATTACTGATGTTTGTCCATGCTTCGGAACAGAAATTCGTGATACTGCTCCAAGCAGAAGAAAATGCACCTGAAACGGTCTGCCACAATTCAGCGAACCATGGCCCGATTTTTCCCCAGTTGTCATAAATCAGATAAGCGGCAACCGCAATGCCGGTAATCAATAAGCCGATTGGATTGGTAAGCAGCGCTCGGCTCATCATGAAAATGGCTTTGCCGAACATCATCGCGCCTTTGGCGATATAGCCGATTAAATAGCCGAAACCAAGAGATAACTTACTAATTGCTGAAAACAGAAAATTACCTAAAAAGCCCCCTAAGAATTTACCTACTTTTATAAATGGCAACAGTCCGGCGGAGACAAAAGAAAATGCTGAATGCAACGTCAGCAATCCGCCGACCACCGCACCAATTCCGCCTCCAATGGTCAAAACCCACTCCATGAGTTGAGGATTGGTTTCCACCCATTCAGTAATGCTGTAAATAACCGGAGTAATATTTTCAACAAAAGACGTGATCACCGGCAAAAATGCATTGCCAATTTTAGTGGCGATTTCGGCCAAACTACTTTTCAGCTTGGTGAGCTTGTTTTCCGTGGTGTTACTGCGGTTTTCAAACTCCCGTTGCATGGATCCGATATATTTTAAATTGCCGTTTTCATCGGTCTCCTGCAACAAACCCAACTGGCGATTGTATTCCCCGGTGTTTTGCGCCAACAGCAACACATCATCGGCATATTGTTTGCCGAAAATTTTTGCAAGTAGCGGATATTGCTTATCCTTCGGCATTTTCTTCACTTTCTCAATGAAAGAGGAAATCGCACCTTGTGCGTCCTTGTTCATTGCAGCTGCGAAAATTTTCGTAGTAAAGCCGAGTTTTTTCAATTCTTTCTCGTGTGCACCCGCTTTGAGTTGCAGAAATGCCGAAGACATTCCTTTCACCGCCTGCGCGGCGAGTTCTGGAGCTTTCCCCATGGAAAGGAAAGTAGAACCGAGTGCGGCGGCTTGTTTTTCGGAAAGCCCAAGCATTCTTGTGTCGGAACCCACACGTGTGATGACATTTACAATATCTTTTGCTTTCGAGTTAGCATTATCTGATAGGTGGTTAATTACGTCCCCAAATTGCGCCATTTCGGTAATCGGTTTGCCGAGTACGTTAGCCATGGTTGCCATCGCCTCACCCGCATCACCTGCCGCCATATCGAACGCGACGCCCATAGTCGCCGCATCTTTGGCATAGCCTAATAGATTCTCCCGTGCAACACCTGATTGACCGCCTGCGGCAACGATAGCGGCGATTTCCTCACCTGCCATAGGAATTGTGCGGGTCAGTTTCAAGATGTCGTTACCCATTTCTTTGAATTGTTCGGGCGTATCGAAATCCACTACTTTGCGCACATCCGCCATAGCACTTTCAAACTTGATCGCCGGGTCAGCAAGTCCGCGAATAGTCCCCGCCACAGCGGCCGCTGATGAAGCTAAAGTGCCAAGACTTGCCATTCCTGTTTTAGCCAATGCGCCCATCTTTTGCGTGGTTTTAAGACTTTCATCACGCAAGATTTTAAAACTGCTACAAACGCCCTGAATGCCTTTAATAGCACCGCTGACGCCTGCGGTAATGACTAACCCTATTGCTAATTTATTTGACATCGTTTATAGTCCCGTCCAGTTAAATAAGGGGGTAAAAATGCAAGGTGAAAAACTGATTGAAAATGCACAAGCCGTTGTATTTTTATTTGCCGTTTCAGGCTACGGTTATAGTCTGTATCGCTTCCTATCGTTTTATAGTGAAAGTAACGAATTGACATGGATTGCTATCGCCATTTCGGCCTTTTTGTTCGTGTTGCCTTGGGGATTAATCGGGGCGTTACTTGCTTTTGCAGTAAAAGTGGTGATTACCTCTCTTACCGGCATATTCACCACAGCACAAACCCTGTTCAGACATTAAAAACAAAGCCGCTTAAATAGCGGCTTTTGTGTATTTGGCTTTTATTTGTCGATTGGCTTGTTCCAGCCAACGTTCCACTTCGTCCAAGGTCATTTCTTCCAATTCACTTGGTTGAAAACCGAACCAAAAGGCTAAATCTGCCAATGCCGCATTCAGGCTTTCCGCGCTTACTTTCCCTTTTGCATTTTCTCAATGATTTGGGCTGCGCGTTGGAAGTCCGCCATATCCAGTTCGTCAATATCTTCAGGCACTAACCCGGTAACGATAGCCAATAAACTCACGCTTTGTTCCGCTTCGGTTTTACCGGTCATTTTGCGAATATCACGTACTTTCGGACGACGGATTTTTAATTCGGTGAGGGTGTTGCCTTGCCCGTCTTGAATCGGGAAATCAAGGGTGAGAATAGTTTCAGACATAAAAAAACTCCTTTGTGAGTGCATTGTTTAATGTTCACAAAGGAGAATATCGCATTAGCCGTTTTATTGATTTTAAAGGCGTTTAAAGGTTTTTAATCCTTTATTGACCGATATTGGTGCGGTATTTTTGCAACACATCTTGACCGTTTACACGGTAGATGTTGGCAAGTACGTCAATAAATAAAAGTTCTTTACCTGCCACAGTTTGTTTAATGGAATAAACGTTAACCGTATCGGCAAACTCCGAATTTTCTTTATTCTTATGACCTGTACCGCCGATTTTACTGGCAGACACATTCATAATGGTCACCATCGGCTCTTCCGCCGCTAAACCACGAGAATCAAACACCTGAAGATTCGAACGAATCATCAGCTGTGTGTTTTTATAAGGGTTTAACAGTAAGGCACGCACTTCCGGATAGAAACTATCCCAGTTAATTTCCGCTTCAATGGCATTGGTTCCTGCCGGAAGCTTAATTGCACCGTGCAAACCTAAGCCTTTATGCTCAATGGTTTCAAATTCAATATCGGGAATTTTCACCTCATTGGCGCGCCCCATTTGGCTGACACCGTTGGTGTACACATTGGCATTCACAATTTGGTTAATTGAAATACTCATCGTTTCTTACTCCTATCGTTGTGAAACCAAATTCACTAAGTATTTACGGGTCATCACGGATTTATTGGAAATCAATTCCGCTGGGATTTTTGGCGTGTAGTCATAGACTAACGGCACATGGCCTTTGCTGAATTCATCCACCAAGTCGTAATCATGGTCAAGGCTGACGCTATAACCCACGATAGACGGTAATGCACGCAAATAGGTGTCCACGGTTTCGGTCAGACTGTCAATCAATGCGTCATCAATTGGACGGTCAACATATTGCAACTCAGTACGTCGAATGCTTTCGTCGATTAAGTCACCGGTGCGCAATGCCGTTTCAAAATTGATAATGTGGGTCACGGTCGGGTAATTACTTGAGCGGTTACCCCACAAGCGGAAGCCCGTCCCGAAACTGTTGAAAATCGTGGTAATGCCTACAGCATTTAGTTGGTTGGTTTCCGATTGTTCGTCATCTACACGTGCAGTGAGTTTCACTTCCATGCCGATAACACCTTGCAATTCGCGGTTAGACGTAGAGAACCAGTAACCATGTTCGGTGTCAGTTTTCATACGCAAACCCGCCGCGTGAACGGCTAAACTTTCCAGCGTATTGTTTGAACCGATAGCGTACGGGAAGAAATGTCGCACACGTTCGGAGCTGGCAGAGGCGTTAATTGTACCTAACGGACCACGTCCCTGAATCGCTTTGGAAAGGCTTGTGCCTTTCGGTAGCTGCACATAAGCCACCGCTTTTAACTGTACTGCTAATGTGCCTAATGCCGCCGCACAACTTGCGGTTTTGTCGAATTCCGGGCAAATCAGAATTTTTGCGTCCGCACCGAATAAGTTGAAGCCATCACGCAATAACTCAAAGCCTTTGCGTTTGCCGGTCGCTGAATCAATACCGCCTTTAATGTCTTCTTCGGTGACTTTTGTTGGGTCGGCATAATCGTAAGTGGCTTTTAAGGTTTCATGACGGGCTTTTAACGTAATTTCACCGGTTTGCATATCCGCCACATAATCCGTTCCTAAGGTTAAAGTGCGGTCAGAAATTAAGGTTAAATTCAATAAACCTGCGTGCGCGGTTTGGGCGCGTAATGTGTTGCTATCTTGGGTTAACACTTCGTTAGTCACATTAGTTTTGTGTTTGGTAGGGTCTAATACATTGACCACATACACCTTGCCGGCTTTATAGCGAGCTAATACATCAAAAGCATCAGGTAATGTGAAGCCTTTGTCTAAGATCACACCGAATTGTGAAAAATCTTTGGTGGTTTGGCATACAGTGAGTTCATTCACTGCGCCGATTGGAGCTGTGCCGACGATACCGATAATCGCACCGTCCACAGTTTCCACCGCAACAGAACCACCTGCCACGCGTGTCGTTTTCGTCCCATGATGAAATGCCATAGTTATCTCCTAGGGTTGATTAGGTTTAGGGTTGCCCGCACGGCGATAAAGTGCGGCGGTAAATTTAGGTAATTTTTCAGGCTCGCGCAGTTCCACTTGCCATGTTTCGGTTTGCACCATCAGCTGATATTGCCAAAGTCCGTCCGCTTCACCGGCGAACTCCTCGCTAACCAGACTACAGGCGGTGCAGTTGGTCGGCTTAAAGCCCACTACGGCAAGGCGGATTTTGTCAAGCATATCCACCGCGCCATGGTCGTCATGCTGACTGCGGGCGATCACCGTGAGGGCAATCATTACCACGCGGCGTTGTTGGATAATGTCCACGCTGTCAATGCCTTCAAACTTCGAGCCGGCATACTGTACCAACACCGCACCGAATTCGTCGGTGAGGTTGTAGTGTTCTAAATCATCAGGAAATAATTCAATGCTGAACTGTTCCGTTTTGTCTTCAATCCGCTTGCGGATGCTGTCTAAAATCGGGAGAGTGGCACTCATCTTAATATCCTGATAAATCCAGTTTCTGCGGAGCCTTTGTTTTAAATTTAAGGGCGGACGGCAAGTTATCATCATCTGCCGAGCCTAGTTCGGTTAAACCAAGGTGTAGCTTGCCGTTTTGAATCCGCTCTAAATCTTTCAAAGCCTGCGCATGAGTTTCTTTCACGTTGTCCGGAAAGCCCTTGCCTTCCGGACGGCGTGAATACAACCAAAAACGCGCCAGTTGCAAACAGATATTGCGCACAAGGGTCGGCACTTGGCTTAACGGCAACACATAACGCGAACGCAAATAGCCGTCCACGATTTCCGTGGCGTAAGCGCAGGCTTTGGTAAGCACGGCTTGGTCTGCTTCCGTTGCGCGTGATGTGTCGTTTGATAAGGCGATGAGTGTGCTTTCACTCATCACTTCCGTTAAATCTTGTGCCGAGATGTACATTATTGCTCGTCCTTATCTTTGTTATCTTGGACGACTTTGTCAGCCTGACCGCGTTTTTTAGCTGCTTCCTGCGTTTTTTTCTCCGCTTCGGCTTTTGCCTTCGCTTCCTTTTCAGCCGCTTCTTGCGCCGCCTTTTCAGCTGCTTCTTCTGCCGCTTTTTCTGCCGCTAAACGTTGTTTTTCGGCTTCTGCTTCGGCTTGTTGGCGCGCCGCTTCATCTTCATCTAGCGCAATGTAAAGCGAGATTTTTTCCGCTTCTTCATCGGTCAGTTCGATTTTGTCGCCTTGCTCGTAGCGTTTGCCGTTGTGCAAAATCGCCATGGCAGCGGCAACCAGATACGCTTTTTTCTGTAATTCGGACATGATTTCTTCCTTAAAATGAGGTGGAAAATGACCGCACTTAAAACGGGTTTAAATGCGGTTTGAATCAGGTTTAAATACAGCCTTTGATTAAGTAACCGGCTGATTTACCCACAATGTACGGTTTGTGAATGTCAGTGGTACGCACGATTTCAACTTTGCCACCCACTTCGGTGTAAGTATCTACATATAAACCGCCTTTACGACGTACTGTGTAGCCGTATGAAGGTTCGTAGATATTTTGTTTTTGCTCTTTGGATTTTGGCGCAACGTAAGCTAATACAATCGCTTTCGACCAAATATCTTTTAAGTCACCGCTTTCTTCGTACACAGCTTCACCGATGACCACTTTGTCAATTTTGACTAAGCGCGCAAAGTCTTCCGGTGTTAATACCGCCGTGGACACATATTTGATTTTTTCCAACACTTTCGGGTGTTCGCTTAACACTTCCCACACGTCACCGGAAATCGCACACACGTTTGGTTTGCGACCGGTGGTGCGCTTAATTGCACGGATACCGGCTTTAATCACACCAACTGGGTCAGAATTCGGATCAGTGAATTGAGAAGTACCACTCAAAGTCACTTTGTTGGTTTGGTCGTAGTTCGCTTCATCTAAAGCCAAACCGGCACAATATTTTTCACGACCGAGCGCAATCACATCTTGCGTCACACCGGTTGCATATTGACGTAATGGGTACACACCTTCGGTTTCGTTCACTTCACGGATGTCAATCGGATATTCGATGTCGTTTTCTTCTAAAACAACGGTCAAAGATCCAATGTCTTCCGGTGTTAAACGGTTAGATGCCGCGCGGAGTTCACGTTTCGTGGTTTGTAAGCGGAACGCTAAACGACCGAATGTCGGAATTTTTCCGCCTTCTTTTTGCGTTTCGGCAACCGGGAATAACACTTCTGAAATCATGTTGGCGTTGTAATAGCCTTGCGCGAGTTCGGTTAATACCGGGTCAACAACGCGTTGTTTTGATAAATCAGTCATTGATTTGCTCCTTTATTGATTGACTGCGTTAAATGCGGCCACATAGCCCACATTGTGTTCTTTCATGTAAGCACGGACTTTTTTGTCCATGTCGATGGCGTCAGCTGACGTGCCTTCAGCATATTGAACCGTGCCGTCTTCTGCGCCTGCGGCTTTGTCTTTGGTCGCCACTTCGCCAAATTCGACGATTTGCGGTTGCGCATCCAAGAAGGCTTTGATTTTGCCGTGCAGGTTTTCACCTTCACCAAACTCAACAACGCCACCTGCGGCAGTAGTCGAGCCGTAATTCAATAAATCGATGGCTTGTTGTTTCGCCACCGGGGCAAGTTTTCCCGCTTTCACTAAACCTTCGGCAAAGTCGGCATTGTCGGCTTTGGCTTTGTTCAGTTCTGCTTCGGCTTTTTCCGCTTTCAACTGTTCGTTTTCCGCTTTCAATGCCGCAATTTCTTCAGCTGTCATTTCAGGTTCTCCTTGTGGTTCTGACGGTTGATTTGAATCGTTATTCGGTTCATTGAAGCTTGGCACAGGAAAGCCTGCCTCCTCTTGTTGGTTGAACCGTTTGTATTCGTTGCGAATGGATTCTTCCTGCACGCTTGCCACTAAGTAATCCGGCACGGCTTTGTCGGCTTCTTCCTGACCGTGTTGCCCAATAATCCAATCGCGCAAACGTCGCCAAAGACTGGCTTCCGCCCAATCGGAAAAATCCACCACACCTTGTTCATTGTCGGCAAATTCGGGATTACGTAGGCCTTTCACGGCAGGTGGCATTGCACCTAAAAAGCCGACATGGCGTAAATACAAGTTACCCGGGCAAGGATTGTTCGGACTGTCGGCAAGATAGAAAGAGGAAGAAATTTTCTTGAAGCGACCTTTTTCGACCATCTCCGCAAATTCGGGGTCGATTTGGTCGAATTCGGCTTTAAGTACATCGCCATCCAGTTCAAGACGTTTTACCCAGCCATAGGCAGGCGCATTGAGTTGCGGATGTCCGATAACGGCGGGAGATTCATGAAAATTGATGTTGTAAGCGTCAACGGCTTGTTGCAAATCGGCGGTAGTAATGTCCACTACAACACCGTTGGCGTCGGTGCGTTTGCCTGCTTTGAAAATTTCGATTAGTTGCATAAGGTATCCTCGTTTGAATACCGTTAGCATAGAGGGGAAAGAGGAGTTTGGATTTTAAACTGCTTTAAAGGTTTTGAAGGGGGATTTGGGGCTAAAAGTAAATTACACTTTATCTTGAAATTTAAAACGCTTTAAATGCGGTTCAAATCGCTTAAATTCGATTTAAATTTTTTGAGACGATAAATCGTATTATTTTTAGATTTAAACGCCACAGCGCGAATTTGTAGCGTTATTTTGATTTTTAGGATTTATTTCAAATTTTGGTTAATTTGACGTTGCAAAAGTGCGGTGGCTTTTTTCAGAAGTTTTTGTTCGTCCTGAGCATTCACCCCCAACCATGGACGCGCAGGAATTTTCACTTTCTTGCCGCGCCCGGCATTGCCACCGAATTGGTGCAAACGGGCATACTTTGCGTCACTGCCGAACTCCACCCCCTTGTCATCGTAATTATACGCCGTACGATCTGCAAGGTAGCCATCTTGCCGTAAAATCTTTGTACTTTTACCACGCTTTGCTTTCAACGCTTTAGTTCTTGGTGAAAGTGCTTGCCAGCGTTTACCGGTTGGCTCAACTTCCGCTTCAAAGCGTGCCGCATGAATTTTCTTCAAGGTTTCGCCCAATAAGCCGTAGAGTTTGCGTGGGTGTTGCAGTTGGCTCGCAATTCCGGTGAGCTTCTGAATTGCCTGATTGTCGTTAAGGGTGATCTTTAACATAGGTTTCCTCTTGCTTTAAATTCCGCGCGGGGGTATAGTGATCTTGCGGTGGGGGTTTCCTACTGGAAAGGTTGCTTGGCATAAGCCCGCATTATCCTGTTCGAATCAGGCAAACCACCGCAATAATCACAATTCTCCATATAACACTTCAAAACGTCCTAACGCGCTTAAATCTTCTAAACGACTTGCTGTTCTGACCATGTTCAATTTATGTGGTAATTTCTTACCGCTCAACACGTCTTTTAGCTTGATTTCATAGTCCATTTTAACCGCCACTTTACCTTGTTCGGTTTCATAGACGAATAACAGGGTCGGTTGTTTTTGTTGGTCGTCTAACAAAATCGCCTTCGGATGGCGTAGCTTTTCGGGCAACTGCTCCCAAAATTCTACAGGCAAGCTGATTCCCTTGGCTTGTTTGCTGTCGCGTAGTGCATGCAATACGTCATCATCACGCACTGCAATCACCGCACTTTGTGGGGCTTTATCTAAATTGTCTAATTTGGTGATCACGTTTTCCGGAATCACGCCCACGTATTTCATGTTGCCACGTGCGATTTTTTGCTGACTGACTGTATCGACCATGTCTTTCATCGCGCCGTTTAACAACACCATGGCTTTCGGATTTTTCAGCACGTCATCAATCAGCAGACTGGCTAAGTGCGGTTCTGCTGTCGTCATTTTTTGCAGTAACAGCTTGTCCACGTCCACATCTCGGGATTGGGTGAGGCGTTCAAAGTTGTAGGGCGCAAAACCCACATCATAGCCTTTCGGTACACGTACAGTGCGCGGATTGCCGGAACGCACGCCCACCAGTTTTTCTTCCCATTCGATTTCAGGCGATTGGCTCACGGTTTTACCCATTTCGGCTAAGTCGTCTTCATCATGCGCTGATACAGTGCAGTGGCAACCGTACGCTTTGATTGGGTAATAATAGCGCCAAAACGGATCTGTGGCCGGCAGAATTGTGCCATCTAACGCAATATGTTCTTCGCGCGGATGTTCATTATCATGGTGATGATATTCCCAATAAGGCAATACATCCGCCAAGTCTAAATGTTGTTTTAAACGCCCACGGTTATATGCACCATAAACGTTGGTGTCGTAAATAATCCGTGTGCGCCAGTTGCGACCTCCGTTATATTGCCAGCCGGTATTTGCCACAATCTCGTCAAAGCGCTTACGGAAACCTTCAAGGGTTTCGCCGTTTTGAATCGCTTCATCCACCGCTTCGCGAAACGCTGTAAGCACTTCGTTACGATTCGCCCCGGCGACCATGAAGAAATAATCATGTTCTTCGCCCAGCACGTCTAAATAACTATTGGTCGGTAAATTGAGTTTCTTCTCAAAATATTTGACCTGCTCTTCAAAAGTGAACTTGCTCATTATTTGCGCTCATCTTCTACGGATTGACGACCGGCAAAGTGTGCGGTGGTTGATGCCCAGGCCATCACTTTGCCATATTCGGCGAAACTTAATTCAGGAATTAAGCTGTCTAACTGATTGCGAAAATCTTCCAGGCTTTCTGCTTGAGATAGTTTATCCTGGATAGTTTGCAGCCATTCTTCTACAAATGGTTCACCTTCGACTTCTAGCTGCTCCCCAATGGTTTCCACGATAGACTTAGGAATCGCCTCGGCGAAATCGGCCGTATTTTTGACCGCACTTTTTTCAGGTGCGGCAACTACAATGTCGCCTTCTTCAAAGCCGTAGGTGCGCATTAAGTATTTTTCGGTAAACTGCACGCCCAAGCCCACCAGTAAGCCGTCACGTTCCGCTTGGAGTTTGTCAATGCTTTCCTGTTCGTACAAATCAAAGGTCGGCAAGGTTTCTACACTGAAATTCAGCTCGCAAATCCACGCCAATAATTGATTGAATACACCTTCCACAAGGCTTGCGTCGTCATCGCGAATGTCGAGTGTCACTTCTAAGCCTGCCGTTGCGCTGGCGCGGTTGGCTTCCGCCTCGGTGGTTTGATTTTGTCCCAATAATGCAATGGCGATTTCGGACTTACAGTAACGCAGGAAATCATCAAACACTTGTGATGACCCGCTTTTGCTTGCGCTTTCTAACATAGAAATGGAGCTATCTTCGGGGATTGCTGCTACCGCCGTACCAAGCATTTCTTCCATACTGGTCAATAGCTCATTAATTTCATGCACCTGAGCTTGGCGAGGGTGTTTACCGACTAACCAAGGCGAGCCGTATTTTTCCATAAATTCGAGCCAGAATTTAAAGCCGCCTTTCTTGAAGGTAGCCGCCCAAAAACACATCGCCAGGTCTGCGCGACCGTATGGGTTCATGTAGTCCGCTTGTTGTGTCGCAAGTAGGAATTTTTTTTCCGGAACAAGGTCGCCGTTGCGGTTATCTTTGGTGCGGAGCATTAAACGGTTTTCTTCGTCAAACACAAACCATTCCTGCGGTTTACCCACCACAGCAACAGGTAATAATAAGCCGTTTTGGTTTTCCCACATCACTTCCAAAGCTTGGTAGCCAAACAGCGTGGCATCTAAAATTTGGTTGATGATTTGGCTCACCGGTAAGCGGTCGAAAAGTGCGGTCAAAATCTCGTCTGTTTTTTCATTGCCTGTCGGTGTAATGCGCCATTCAAGCCCCTTGATTGCCGCTTTTCTGCGGCGCACACAGCCACCCACGTGGCTATCGGATAGGATTTCGCGGTAAGCCGAAATGTCCTTGCCCATTTTTTTCAAAACAGGATCCGGGTTGGGTAAATAGTGCATAAACGACCAGAAGTCGATAGCTTTGGCGCGGGTGGCGATGACGGTGACTAAATCTTGTTTTTGGGTTGTCATTAATTATATCCTTTCGTTAATGCCCGGCTGGCTCTTGGTTTGCGGCTGTGGGCTTTGACAGGTAATTGAATCAACTGACGGCTTGCATAATGTGCTAACAGCAGTGCAATTGCCGTATCGCCGTGGCGTTTGGTCTTCCCGTCGGTACTTTTCACCCGTTTATCCGGTATGCGAGGCACGCCTTTTACGACTTGGAATGAACGTAAGTCAGCGAGAATATCGGCGTCTTTCGGAATAGCTTCCAGTTCACCATCCTCTAAGGCGGCTTTAAATGGTGCAGTGTGTTCGCGATACCATTTTTCCGATAACTGAACACAGTCAATAAGCGAGCCGAACGCGTCACGGGCGGATTCTGCCAAATATCCGCCATTCCCGCGTGCGTCAAACGCACCGCCCGAAAAGCGGGGAAGTCGTTTTAAAATAAACAGCACGATTTGTTCCTGTTGTTTATAAGGCATATTGCCCAGTTCAACGATGAACTGCACTTGCTTGGTTAGGTTCTGTTGTTGGGCTAAAATGACAAAAGAAGTCATGTCGCCGCTACGAGCAAAGTCTTCGCCAAAGAAGTGCAATAAATTCGGCGATAAGCCTTGCAAAATCGGAGCTAACGTTTTTTCGCTCCAATCTTCCATTTCTTTATAACGGATTGGCTCCGGCACAAGGCTGAAGCCGTCTTTCGCTTCAAAACGCACGACAGGCGTTTTCTCACTCATTTGACGTTCTATCAATGCACGGGAAAGCCATAAACCCGACCCGTTTTTTGGCACGCAGAAATATTCTTCTAATGCGTCTTCTTCACTCGCCGTATCGTTAAGCAGATTTTCAATCCATTCCTGTTCTTTCTCCGCTGTCCATTCTTGCTTCGTTACTTGGCAAATGCGTTGATATAAGCCGTCATGGCAGGCATCTTCGATGGTGATGGTGTGTACGGAATAACGTTTTCGACCGGCACGGCTATCAAGAATCAGCTCATTGAATAGATTGTCTGCGCCATTATGCGTTGAGATCACCCGCACTTTTGCACCCCACATCGTCAACGCTAATGCGGCTTTAAGCACCTCGGCGAGGTATTCGTGGAATGCAGCTTCATCAATCACAACGATACCTTGCATACCACGTAAATTTTTAGGGTTGGATGAAAGTGCTTTAACTTTGAAGCCTGAAGCAAAATAAATAACGTAAGTCAGAATGTCTTTGTCTTCATCTTCAAAGACTTCTTCTTGAATTGCTCCGGCAGCATAATTAAAAGCCTTAGCCCACATAGCAACGGCGTCGATATATTCGCGTGCCATTTCTTTGTTAGAACCGATGTAGAACACATCGGAGCCACCATCTGATTTGCGCGTACTGGCAATTAAAGCGTTGTCGGCGGCTTCTGCCCACGTTAAACCGCAACGACGGGTTTTCTCGGCTATTTTGAGTTGGCTATCATCTGCAATCCAACATTTTTGATAGCCTAACAACAGCTCATTCGGATTAAACGCATGAATACAGTCAAGGAATGACTGACATTCAGGGGCTAATTCGTTTAATGGTCTGTTATTTAATAATGCCATTATGCAATACCTAAAATTTGTTCTTTAATGGTGCGAACCGTATCAGCAGATAAGCCCGCTTGGACGACCGCTTTTTCTGCGGTTTCTGCCGCTAATTGCGCCATTTCTTTACGGATAGCCTGTTCACGCTTATGAGATAAACTTTCCGCCTGCTCTAGCCGCTGAATGGCTGACGATAGCAGAGCCAAATCTTTCGGCTCAGCCTTGCCGTTTTCACTCATACCGATAGAGGTTTCAAAAGCAAGGTTTTTCACGATTTCCATGAGCAGTTTGCCAATATCGCTTTGTGGTGCCTCGCCGAATTGCTTCGTCCAAATCTCAGCGACTTCACGCGCGTTGCGAATTTTGCTCGCCATTTGTTCCATGCGGCTGGCGTAACGGTTAAGACCTGTGCGGCTTAATTGATAGCTGTCATCTAACCCGCAATCACGGATCAGGTCATTAATCTCTTCAAGGATTTGCGCTTGGGAAAGGTGCTTGTCGCGCAACATCATCGCCAGTTGGGTTTTGATATTCGGTGGCAATAAATCGACTTTACTGGCGCGGCCGCGTGTGTTTTTGTCGGTCATTTAAACCTCCTTTAAACCGGGTTTAAATCTTTGGACTTGGCTTTTTTACGCCGTCCACGAAAGCCTCGCCATTTGCCACATCCAAACCGCGCTGGGTGATTTTGGCAATCATAAAGCCGTTTTGTAGGCGTTCGATTTGTACCAAACCCTGTTCTTCCAACCAGTTCAAGTGATTGCGCACCAAATCACGACTGACTTTATGCCCGTAAAGCGCAAGACAATCGTCCAAAATGGATTCGTTGGCGTCATAACCGACATCAACCAATGAACGTAAAATTACCAATCGCTGGTCTTGTTTCATCAATTCTTTAAACGACATCTCATCACTCCTTTAATTTTGCTTCTAATAACAACCCTAATTGGTGGCTGATACTGTCCACCTGACGGCTGGTTGCTTTAGTGTCGCCTTTTACATCGGTGACTAACACTTTTACCCTTTCCACATCAAGTGCGGTGGGCAGGTTTTCCACTTTTGTTTCCAGTGCAGTCAGCCGATTTTCGTGACTTTTTGCCAAATCAAGTAGTTGTCCGACATCATTTTTCTTGGCGTATTTGCTGTCTAATTTCAACCAAAACCCACCGATGGCAATCGCCGCCAGTGTAGAAATCACGCCATAATTGGCGCGGATAAAATCAAGAAAATCATTAATCATTTTGCCTCCTTGTTGTCCGGGCAAATATCACGATAGGTTGCGTTATGCACCGCAATTTGGCGTAGCGTTTCCGTGGTGTCTTGTCGGCTTGCGGTGATAATGCCAAAGCCCGCACAGCTCGCATTAGTCACGGAGATCCCCTGATTGGTGCAACCGCTCAATAAGAGCGTCACGGTCAGTATTACGGCTTTTTTCTTCATTCTTTTTTCTCGTTTCAAAATGTTTAACTTGGGTTTGCACCACGGCTTTTTCTGCTTGTAAGGTTTCGTTTTGCTTGAGTAGTTTATTGATTTCACGGTTTGCCGCTTTCAGCTTCATTGTGATACAACCGCCAATCAGTACCACCGCACCTATCGCACCAAGGATGAAATATAATGTCATTCGCCTTTCCCTCTATTGATTGCATTAGCAAATCCTTTCGTCGCCACACCGCCACCGCAGAATAGGGCAAATGTGGTGAACAAATCGCTGACATAAGCACGGTCTAACCATACGGCATACACTAAAATGCCAGCCATCAAGAGCGCGCCAAAGAATTGGATAAAGGCGGTGGTTGAAAGGCGTCCGTTATCATTGGTTATCAGTTCTTTCATCGCCATTTTCTTTTTCCTCACTAAAATAATTTTGTTGCGCGAATATATAGCCAACAAAAGTCAGGATAGTTGCACACCAAAAATAACCGTAGTACGCCAGCATGATGCCAAGTAACGTGTTGGTTATGATTTCCCAATGGAATTTCACTTTGGTGTATTGATATTTAGGGTCTGGAAAGCCGACGAAAAGCGGTAACACTGCCAATGCTGTCATGAAATAGAAGAACCATTCATAGGCTTGAACAAGGTTTTTAATGGCGAATTCATTTGCACCGATAAAACCGCCGAATATCATGGCTTCCCAAATAAAGCTAAAGACAGTTAAGCCGCGAATTTCTTTTTCCATTAGTAACTCCAATATAAGTAAAAACCTTGTGCAGCTGTTGTGCCGCCATTGATTCTGCGGTTACGCTTTGCGTTGTTGCTTAATTTGTGACCGCGTGCAAATAGCTTTTTATGTCTCGATAATTTGATTGACGCGCTCATTTCTCCTCCTGAATTTGTTGGCATTGATAGAGCGTGCTACCAACACTAAATTTGCCGTATGTTTGGCAAGTGTCTTTGATTGAGAGCATGGTAAAGACAACCACTAGGCAACCTATCGTCAAAACCAGAAACAGCGCAGAAACAATACTGTCGGTTTCATGTATCATTGATGCCGCAAAACACAAGGTAAAAATAAACGCTAACAATAATGCAATTCCCATAGCTACCCCCTGAACAAATGGTCGAAATTAATCACTTGCTCGGAATCCAACCACGTCCACACATCGAAACACGGGCAGTCCTTAATCCACTCATTCGGGGCAATTGTGCCGTCACCATTCAGATCAGGGCTTAAATCGCGATGTCCACAAATGCGTGCGCTGGGATATTCGCTTTCCAGTTTTTGCAATAATTTGTGCAAGGCAATCCATTGTTTTTCAGTGTATTCGCCGTAGTTTTTACCGCTTGCGTCAATACCGCCTACAAGGCAAATGCCGACCGAATATTGATTATGACCTTTTACGTGCGCGCCGATTTCGCCAACCATGCGACCGGTTTCAACCGTGCCGTCCGTATCGATTACATAGTGATAGCCGAGGTGTTGCAAATGCGGATTGAATTGTTTGGCTAACACTGGGCTACGCTTAAAACCGCGCTGTTTATGCCATTCGTCGATACGTTGCGCGGCAGTTTGTGTTGTCGTGCGTAATGATTTGCCGTTTTTTGTGGCAGAACAGTGGATCACGATTTTGGTGATGGGTAGGGATAAAGACATAAAAAAACTCCTTCTAAGTGAACTTAAAAGGAGTTTAAAACGGATGGGGTTTTATTGATTTTAAAGTGATTTAAAGAAGTTATTGCTAAAAGAATTCGTATATAACATAACAAACCAAAAATAGAATAAATACCTTAAGCATATCTCCCCGCAGTTTAACTTTCTTTGCGTTTTTAGATTGTTCTATAACCAAATCTGCTGCCTCATAAGCATTGGGATATAGCTTATCCAACTCTTCACACTCTCGCCTAAACTCCGCTAATTCTAGTTTTCTCAACTTATCAAGCTCTAGCGCTAAAACCTTGCTTTCCTCGAAATATGAGGAGGCAATAGATTTAAATTGAATAGATAGATTATTTAATCCTTCTCTCTTATAAATTAATCTAGCCTTATCAAACAGATGGTTTAGGTACAATGCTTTAAGATATTTTTTGTATAATTCTTTATTCTTTCCTATTGATTCTGCACACTTTTCAATATGGCTATCAACATTATCAAATAGTTCTTGAAGTTCATACTTAGATTCTTCAAATAGCCCTGCCTGTTGAAGAAAAATTGGCAATCTGGTCATTTGTTGCAGAAGAGGAGCGCTACCTTTCGTATATAAAAATGGTTTTGCCTTAAACAAACATGCAAGACATAATGCCCAATTATCACCCTTATAAGATGTAGCCAATTTTTGAAGTTCATCGTAATCATTTATTTTAATTTGCTTCAGATCTAAACTATCAGGCTTATATGATTTTGAACTCTCAAAAAACACATTATTCATAATATTCTCCTTTTAACATCGGAGATTTTATACAAAAAAACGCCCTTTCGGACGTTTTTTCTCACTTTTAGCGGTTATTTCTCCCCAAACATATCAAACTGCCGTCGGGCGATTTCTTCTTTTGTGACACGCTTCACAATTTGGTAAATCCACTGCATGGATACGTTGTATTTGCGTGCCAGTTCGCGGTGATTTGTGCCGTTGAATTCATTGAAAATCTTGCGGTCACGTTCGCTTAACAACAAAATCAGGTTACGTGGGATGTAAATTACTTCACCGCCCCACATTTGCGCAATATGCCCGGCAACTTCAATACCGATTTGTTTTGCCAGTTCTGCGTTGAATTCGGCGGTTGGCTTCACTTTAGCAAGCAACTGCGTTTCAATGTGTTTGGCTAAATCTGCCAAAATTTCAGGGGCTTTTTCATCAAAAATATCGGTTTCGGTACTCATTATTTCGCTCCTTTTTGCTGTTCTTTCCACTTTTTCCACACTTCGTATCCCGGCAAGTGCTCAACGGGTTGCCCTAAACGGGCAAAGTTTTCAATGTATAAAATGGTGTTTTCGATTTCATTTTCCCGCTTCGGTTCTGCTTTCCGTTCTTCATTATCCGGTTTTGATGTCCCAATGCCGACAAATAGTGGCTTGTTGGTTTCTATCACTTGTTTCAAATAGCTGTGATTACTTAACGGGGCAAGATTTTTGCTTTCACGGCGTTTCTTTTGCACTGCACTGACTGTTTCGCTCAAAGAGTGGGCCAAAAGTTTTGATTGCGGGAACTGATCTAATACATCGCGCATAAGTTTCACCGCCCTTGTATTGCTCAAGGCGGATTTTTCAGGGCGAAACAGTGCGATATAGCTGACTAACGGACGAGCTACGCCGAATTTTAATTCGGTGATGATGCTTAACAGCTCACGCCCTGCATCATCTTCTAACAGTTGGTCTAAATTGATGTCTGAATGGCATACCGGGCAACGGCATAATTTCATACACGCCCCCTTGCTTGCCATTTTTTCAGGCGTTCAAGCACTAAACCAGCCATTTGGTCGTTTAATGCGCCCACATTCAGCGCAAGCGGTTTATTTTGAGCCGTTAAAATCGGATTTACCACACCGCGCACCCACACATTTAAAGCGTTTTCCGAACCGTCACGCACAAGACCTTGTTTGCTCATTTCAATCCAAATAGCGCGGATTTTGTGGGCAATCAAGCTATTCACTTTGGCGTTTTCGGTGGTCGGCGAATGATGGCGTGTTGTGGTCTTTTTAAAGCCTTTATTTTCCATGGCTTCTAAAACTTTAATCAATTGCATTATAGTCATTTGTTTGGTGCTGTTTTTGCCGGTTAACTCATTTAGCAACATCCGATAGCTTAATTCGTCCATACGTAGCTGTTGCTTGGCAATATGGATCAGCTGAATCGCCTTTTCTTTGGTTAATCGCATTCTTTTCTCCTGTAAAACACATTATTCAGCCCACTAACTAAGTGCGGTCAAAATGGGCTGTAAATGGGTTTTAGTCTTCGTTTACTGTTTCCACATTTTTCCAAACCGGTCTAATCATCTTTTGTTATTTCAACACCCCCAATCTTACCCACACTTGTCGCGCACTTTCTCTTGCATTACCTACGAGAATCTGTGCTTCACGATTCATCCCTTCGCGTAAAAATTTCTTTGCTTCATGCAACTGTTCAATGCCGTAATCAAGGCTTTCATTGATTTTCTGAATTTGTTGTTCTCTCTCTGTCATTTTTATTCTCCTGTAAACGGTCTAGTCGCCATTCTTTGGCAAAATTGTGAGCGTGCGTTGCACCAGTTAAATTCGGCAGATTTAGCAGTTAAAAGACTGGCTTTCGTCCAATATCTTGCCGCTTTCTCATAGTCGCCGTTGCGTTCAGCTTCAGCCGCCTTTTCAGCGACTTCTTTGTGCTTTTGTTCTTTTTCGTCCATGTGTTGTCCTCTCGGTTAGTTAAAACATATTATGAACGCCCCTCAAAACAGGATTTAAAGAGCGTTTAAATAGGTTTTAATCCTGCTTATCAAACAGCTTTTTCAATTCGTTAAAAATCCATTCATAAGCATCATTCAAACAACCACACGCAATCGCATCTTTATCTTGTTTGGCTTTTTGATAGAAGCGATAAGCCCGTTCAAGCTCTGTTGTATCTTTCATCACGCACCTCTTGCTCAAACGGAGTAATTACAAAGTCTTCCACGCCTTTTTTAATCGTCACACCAGCCACCGTTGCTGCTAATTCCGGCTCGTTTAACATGGCTTCTTTGTTCACTTCTTCTTTGGTACGGATAAAGCGCACCAAACCTAATGTGTGCAAACTTTCCAACACGCTGTCTTGTCCACGGATTCCCACAGAAGGTGGGCGTTGGCGCCATTGCACTTCGCCAGTATTGAATGTACCGGTTTTGGTTTTGCCGTTTTGGGTGAGTTCGTCACGGCGACTTTCACACCATGCCTGCACAGCGTCCATCATCGGTTTAGTTTTCTCTTTCACTTCATTCATGAGCGGTGCATATTCTTCGGTAATTGCCGCTAATTTGTCGTTTTGTTCGATTGCCAAACGTTCTAATTCACGGTTTAAATCGCCGATCTTCTTGATTGCCGTTTCTACTTCGTCACGGGTTTGGTAGCGCACGACAAATGTGTCTGCTTTCATTCGGGTTGCTTTTTTAGCCATTTTTTTCTTCCTTAATGTTGTCAAATAATCCCATTGCACTCGCCATTTTCACCATTGATTCGTAAGTGATCAGGCAAGCGTCTTCTTTGCCTTTTGTTTTAATCTGGATGCCTTGTCCAAGGCTTTCACTAAGGGAAAAACTGAATATTTCCCCTTCAACTTCAGTCTTTCCGTTGGCGATATGCCGCGTAATCGCTAATCCGAGAGGTTCGCATTTCACTCCCAGAACTTGTAATTGCTCACGGCAAAACATTTTTTCTTCACTCATGGTTTTCTCCTTGTTGTTGATTGGTTACACAGGTGTAAGGGTAAAAATCTGCGTTAATTTTTGGGGTAATTCCGCCACGGTTGTATTGGTCAAAGATTAGATAAACCACCCCGTCAATACACACTTCTTTAATGCCGTAATAGTGTTCTTTTAGTTGTGTTCTGTCTGATTGTGCCCGGACATCACAACCGGATAATAAGCACAATGCGGCAAGTAATAGAGCTAAGGTTTTCACAATGTTTCTCCTTAATGTAAATAACTGCGCCAAATCACTTTTATGCCTTCCACCATCATTTGGTATTCGGCAAAATGCACACCGTCGTTGCCTTGCATATAGGCGAGAGCCTGTCCGGTTTTCTCAAATTTCTTCGTGATGGCATTTTGCTCAATGCGCACGCGTGGTTTGATTTTGTCGAACTCAATATTCACCACATGCAAGCCCATTTTGTTGAGTTCGTTTACGCATTTCTGCGCTTGTAATAAATACCCAAGTGCGATTTTGTTGCATCCACCAAACACAGGGTGAGGTTTGGCTTGTTCGCGTAAAGTGCGGTTGATTTTTGCTGAATTTTCCATTAGTTCGCTCCTTTCATTTGTGCCTGGGCGGTTAAAATGAGGTCTAGTGTGATGACAGTGCCTTGTCCTTTGGCTGTCATGCCGGCAAGGCGTAGATATTGCGTTAAAGCGCGCAATCCGCCTGCTTTGCCACCAATGTCGTAAAGGACGGTCATCAGGTCTTTATCTGCGACATCTAACCCCCATGCCTGTGCGATAGCTTTAATGTCGCCTTTTGTACTGGCTTTTAAGCCGCAGTTGTTACCAATGCGTGACCATAAACGAGCGTATTCATGCGCTTGATTCACGCCACCTTGGATTCGTGTGTACACTTTGTCGTTACCAATCAGTGCAAAGCCTGTTTCGGTTTCTTCTTGGATGATTCGGATCTCTTCTAAAGCGTCGTAAGGCAGGTGGTCGCTTTCATCAATGATGACCAAACCCTGTGTGCCTTTGAGCTTTTTAGTAATTAGGCGTGATAGGCGGTCTTTACGGCGTGGTGCGTCGTTAATGCCCAGTTCAAGAGCTAACTCAAACAAGATACTGCTTAATGTGGCACGTGCCGGACTTGCGGTGATCATCCATACGTTTTGGTTACTTTTCGCATACTCTTGGCAGGCTTTGGTTTTGCCCACGCCACTTGCGCCGTACACCGTCACCATAGTCGGCAGGATTTTTGCCATATCCAACACGGAAAATACTTTCTTCGCGGTGGGAATCTCAATAAAGTGCGGTGCTTCCACGAACACTTTCGCTTTCTTTTCACGCGTGGCTAGCCAGTTAGCAAGGGCGGTTTCGATGTTGTCGATGTTGCCTGTGTAGGTGCCTTTGAGGTACGCGCTCAACGCTCCGGCGGAAATGCCGGATTGTGCGGCAATGTCGCGCTGAAAGTAGGTTCCGCTGTCTAACAATGGTTTGATTTGTTCAATTAAAGTCATGTTTTGTGCTCCTTAAATGTGGCTTAAAGCCCCTTTTCCTTTTTCATCATTTCAAGGCCTTTTTGCCAGCCTTGTTCAAACTCGTTTAATTCCTCATCGTCCAGTTCTACTGCCACTTTGCGCATGGTTGTGCCTTCACGCTGTATCATTTCGATGATTTTCGGCTCCGGTGCGTCTTCTTCCTCGAATTGAGGCTGATAACGTGCCGCTTCTTGCGCGTTCATGCTGATTTGCGCTTTAGCTTGGGCTTTCACCGCTTTCACGAATTGCTTGCGTGCTTTGTCGTGTTCGCGTCCTGCGGCTTTGTCGCCGAAGGCTTTCGCACTAGTGCATTCGGCTTCGGCTAAGAACACACCTTCCAAGCTATATACCCACACTTTGTTGTGTAAGTCTGCCGGGTCAAATTTCACCACCACTTTGCGGTGTTGACTGGCAATCAAATCAAAGGCGGTGTATTCATTAAAGCCACCGTTGACTTTGCCACCTACTTTTAAGCTGAATTTACCTTCTTTGTTAATGCTTACCGCTTCGCTCATTAGCATTAAGAACCGCATTTGTTCGCTACTGGCTTTGCGGATTTGCGCCTTGGCATAATCACGTTCAAACACTTGGCTGAAGCTGTAAATGCCTTGGCAAATCTCCGTTTGTCTGCCTTCGCGTTCATTAAACGTGCGGATGCCGTCTTCTAACGCCATGATGAAGGTTTCATACGGCACACCGTCTTTCCCGCCGTTATAGTTGTCAGGCTTGTTGTAAACATTCTCGCCGGCATAAAAGCCTGCTAGGCTTGGGTGTTTATCGACTAATTCGCCTAAACCACCATGGGAAAAGGCGCGTTCAATCGGTTTTGCTTGTCCATGCCCTTTGCCGAATTGCACCGATGTCCACAATAATTCGATTCCGAGCAGAGGGATAATCCCTGTCACATCGTCTTCTTTTACCTTAAATCGATAACGATTTTTTACGCCCCCGGTCATCCATTTGTTTGCCGCCGCACGGGTGTTATCAATGGTGCATTTTTTCGGGATGCCATATTTCCAAATCAAATCCATTAAACTCAGGCGAATGGTGTCGCTGTTTTCGCTTAAATCCACACGGTAAGCCAAGATTTTGCGGGTGCGAATGTCTTGCCAAATCCAGGTTTTAGGGCGGACAATCTCGCCGTTATGCCAGCGCACGAAGACGTTGTGTTGGTAGCCGTCGCCGTTGATCCATTCAAGGGCTTCAATTTCTGCCACTGTGCGGCGCATTGATGGGTAATATTGCATGACCGCATGATCACCTTCGCGTAATTGCACTTGCACCAATTTCGGCACTTCACGTTCAATTTTGCGTTTTACGCCGCTTGCCGATGGAATCGACCATCCGTTTTCACGGGCGGCACGTTTTAAGCGTTCGTAGCAACTGCCGAATTGTGGGCGTTCGTTGCGGAAATAGTCTGCTTTAAAGGCCTCCCACGCTTCCGGTGTGAACTCTGCTTCTTTGCCGGCTTTTTTGTTGTTATGTTTATCTAACAACAACGGCAACCAATCAGAGCGTTCAAACGACCGCACTTTGTAATACCAGCGTTTAAGGGAGCCTTTCGCCACCTCAAATTCAAGCGCAACCATGTCTAACGCCATCATCAATGCCACGTTGTGGCGCACGAGGTCATCTAACTTGTGCAATGGAATAAGTTTTGCTTTCGCATCTTCCTTTTGTTTTTCGGTCGCTTTATCAAAGGGTTTCCAAATCACTTCGGGAAGGTAATTCAATTCTTTAGTAGTTTCTGAAACGTCAGGAATTTCCACCGCACTTTGTTTTAATAAAAGCTCTGCTTGGGTTTCTTGTGGGAGAGAGGTGAAGGCGTATTCGTAGCCTACACCACGAATACCTTGTACTTGACGCTTCTCCCAATTTTCCACTCTTGCCCTTTTGTTAATTCCCTGAGGGGAACTAGGCATAGTTTCTAAATCAGTGAGTTGTTGAGCAGAAAACCACATTTCCATATATCCTCCTACTCGTAGCGAGTCGGCCATATTTCTTCTGGTTTCATTCCAACAAAATCAGCAATAATTTTTTCGCCTTTTGGGTATTTGCGATCTAATACATTGCCTAAAGTTCTAGGGTGCAAACCTGCTTCTATAGATAGTTGAGATAGGGTTTTTCCTTTCTCTTTTATCATTGCAACGATGAAGGCTCGGTGCATATCCTTTTTACTCTTTTTCATAATGTGCTATCCTTATTCACTGGATTAAGTCTTAGGTGTTACTCTTTAGAAACTATGGAAACTATACGCCTAAGTTTTCAGAAACTCAAGTGGTTTCTGAAAAATAATGCGATCATTTTGCAAGTTCTTTTAAAGTGCTTTAATAATCAATGGGTTATATTTTAGAAATTAGGCAGAAACTGAAGTTTCTGAAAGGTGGATTTATGAGAAACTCCAAAGAGTGGTTTTCAGCAAATGAACTAAAGGACTTAGAAGGACTACCAAATTCACCTCAGGGAATAAACAAGAGGGCTAGAACACAAAACTGGATAAAAAGAGAAAAGGACGGTGTACAAGGCGGTGCGGTTGAATATCACTATTCATCGTTACCCAAGGAAGTTCAAAAATCACTAGGTTTTATACCTTCCGTTGCTTCATCAATTGGAGCCACAGTAGGGGCTATGGTTGCGGGAGTGCCGGGTGCTGTTATTGGTGGGGTAATTGGTAGCATTACTGGTAGTAGCTCTAGTAATGAAACTAAGGTAGATATATCTAATGAAAACGTGATCATGATTGATAGCTATTCTTCTATCAACGTTTCAGCAGGCTTCGGCAGTTTTAATGAGGGCGTGACAAAGCCCGACGAGCAAACGCCTTATTCTGCCGCGCTATTGCGCAAATTAGGCGTAACCCCACGCTATGCGGCAGTATTTTGGGCAGACGGCATTTCAATGCGCCCAACCATTGAAGACGGCGATCAGATGTTGGTGGATTTAAAAAGAAAGGAAATCAAAGGCGATAAAATCTATTTAGTGCAAAACGGTTCTAGCGTGTGGGTGAAACGCGTGAAGATTCGTTGGGACGGCGTGGAGCTGATTTCAGACAATAGAGAAGAATATCCCCCAATCATACTTTCAAAGGATGAAGCCGAAAATCTTCAAGTTATAGGACAGCTCGTCCACCTTGGTAAAAATATGATTTAA